CGACGCTGCCGAGCGGTTGCCGGTGTTCGACGCTGCCGAGCAATCGCCGGTGTTCGACGCTGCCGAGTAGTCGCCGGTGTTCGACGCTGCCGAGCGGTTGCCGGTGTTCGACGCTGTTTCGCCCACCACCGTCTGCTCAACCGACTTATCTACCTTGCTCATGATCCAGTCGAGGGCCCGCGAGATCATGGTCGGCATGCTGATTTCCGCCTCCACCACCAGGGTGGCGCTGGCGATCTTGCTGTCATCGTCGTGACGGCTCAGTTGCCCCGAAGCCTTTACGATGGCGAATCGGCTTTCGCCTGGGGCGTAGTAGCCGAAGACATCAAGGGGATACTCACAAGAGTGGAAACCCGAAGCGCATGCCTCTACCTCACCCTCGTGCTTATAGGTGCCGCCGATCTCGAACTGGTAGCCGCGGCAGGTCAGGTCCTGCTTGAACCCCTTGTAAGCGGTCACGACCTCTTCGGACGCAGCCTTTTTCTTGCTCGCCATCGCGATTCTCCGTTTTAGGTTTGCCCTGGGTTGGGCGATAGTGCGCCCGGATGGGTAAATGGGTTGGAGCTGGTGATGCCCTGCTACCGGCAGGGTGGTGGTGGTCAGCAGCTCTCGCCGCGCAGGAGGCCGTTCTCGTCGTACTCGTGGGCGCCGTCACCGCCGTCGAAAGAACCATCGAGAGTGGCCACGATGTAGCCTGCCCGGCGGTTGCAGCTCCGGGTACGAAGGTCGCCCGCGCCGCCCCCGAAAACGGTCAGACCCAGCGCTTCCGCTTGCCGGGCGTATAGACTGATGCCGGCAGCGATTCGGCGGACCTCTTTCCGGTCGAGACCCGCGGCGCGACATTCGTCTTCGTTGATCTTCATGTCCTTTCCTCGGTGATGCCCCGGCGAACCGTGGCAGTGTTCTCAAGTGTTCTCGCAGGCGTAACAAATTCCTGTAGCCGTCACCCCCAGGCGCCCACACTCGGGGCAGCTCGCCTCGCTGCGCACCTGCTCCTGCGCCTCCTCGTAGCAACCCTCGCAGCGGAATCCGTCGGACGTCTCGATCACGCGACCGTGCGCGTTGCACCGGTCGCATTCGTGAATGATTGTCATCGGGTCTACTCCTTACATTACGCATGCATCCGCACGGTGATGTAGCCGTTGCTTGCAACTACGTGCTCCCAGCAATTGAAGAAGACGGACTGTCCGAACTTCTTCATTGCCGCCTGGCGAACCTTCACCTCAACGTCCAGAGGCTGTTCACCGGCGTCCGGCAGGGCAAGCCATTGCAGGCTCTTGCCGTCGCTCAGGTGGGAATCGATGTTGAATTGAGCCATTTCAGTCTCCTTAATAGGGTTTGCCAGCGTTGATGTATGCGCTTCCTGCTAGCTCGGTTAGAGCTAATAGCTGCCATGAGTCGATCGCTCCGCCGTAGTGCAATCCGCGCAACATCCCGACCGTTTCGTAGTACTCGATGCGCGCTCGGTGTACGTCGCTCTCCCTGCGAATGATTCGAAGAGACTGACGTAAAGCCAGTGAGGCCTTTTCATTCATCGTCTTGCCCTCCAAGGCGTGTTGACTTCCTCGATGCGCCTGTCTCCAAGCGCATCTGAGAAATCGGAGCCGCTTACGGCGGCAAGTCGGTCAGATCACGCGCTTTCCTCGTCGTACGGCACAGGCTTATCCCCACTTGGGGCGCCCACAACGCCGGTCCGGAAAGCCCCGGACTTACAGGAGCTCAACCTTGGGTAACGCTCTGACTGGTTCCGTTACGTCGCCACGGTTTCCTTGGCTTGTTCGTTGACTTCCTCGATGCCCCTCTTGCGAAGGGCATCTGAGAAATCGGTGTTTCTCCCGCGTTCGCCTACTGGGCTTCTACAACCCGCGGGTGATGCTGTCCTCACCACTGCCGATAGCAGCTCGGACTCGATGTGCTTGGCCTTGGGCTTCCCTCGCTGCGCCTTCAATCGGCTTACGGAGCAGGTCATGGGGGACTGGGGGTAATCTCGCGGGCTCGCTGCAGCCCGGCGGCCTGGTGATGTGGGCAGCTGCTCGCGAGGTGCCGACCCGTGTCGTCGGCTGGGCTTAGTGCTTCATGGGCTGGTTCCTCCTCTGGTGATGGGGTGGAGAACTCTCCGGTATGGAGCAGGTCGATCCCTCTTCGGGGCCTGGAACCGACTTCCCTCGGTCCGTGGTATCCGGCGAGCCTCCGGCTTGTTGCCGCGTATTGGCTGCGGCTATGGATTAACTATCGCCGCCGGATATACATAAGTCAATACCGCCGGAGATATATTTTCTCGCGCCCACAAAAAAGCCCGCGCTAGGCGGGCTTTGGTTGTGGTGTCAGGCGGGAGGGGCCGCGCTGGGGCGAGTTCAGCGCCGGAGCATGGCTGTCGTCAGTTCAGCGCAGAGCCGGGAGTGAAGGGCAGAAACGAAAAGGCCGCGCCGGGGAAGGCTCCGGCGCGGCCTGGTCCTTTCGGTGTTGTGCCTTCAAGGACGCCTCAATATAACAAATGCGCGGCTGATGTGAAAAGGCCGCACGGGAATGTAGGCGCGGCCTGTTGCCGGGCTGCTGTCATCCCTGGCCGGCGGAGGGCATCTGTCAAAGGTGGACTGGGACGAAAAGCCCCGCGGGTGCGGGGCTGGTTCAGGAGGTTATTCTGCCGATTTCAGACAGTATGGGCGCTAGGTATTGCTGAGCCATCCACCAGATAGCTCCTACGAACGACCCGCCTACAACGAGCATGGCAGAAAGGGCCCATACCGCCATCTGCCCTTTTGTCACCATGTGCTTCTCGATGCTTTCAAGGCGAGTCTCAATCTTGCCGACTGCCACTTTGACATCAGTCATGTCTCGCTCAAGATTGATAATTCGAGTGTTCAATTCGTCTTCCTCGGGAGGATTTCCTCTTCCTCTCCATGATGGATGATCAGGAACCACTTTTCCAGAGGGGTCTCTGATTGACAGCGCTTCACTCATCCGCCTCGCCCTCAAGTCCTTTTATCATTCTGGCCAGGGTTTCAGAAAGGCGTTTGGCTGTTGCGAGCGGCATTGAGATAGCTGCTACGTCAAGCCTGACGACTTCAAGTCGGCCTGAGTCATCCTGTGCAGGAGCGTCATCGAAGTGGACAAGCCTGGTGGTCCCAAGGCGCAGTGAATCTCGTCCAAAAGTAAGATGGACAGCTGCCTCGCCATTCCACTGGATGCTGTATGCCGAGTACTTATCGACATGCTCGTCAATAAACGAGCCAAGTCGTTCATGTGGAATTTCGGTAATCCTAGTTGGCTCGCTCATTCCATCTTCCTTAGTTGATTGCTGGTATGCCTCTCGCAGCCCATCACAAATCCCCACCCCTCCAGATGACCTTGCCTATGATGCGGTCCTGGTGAGCCTGCGACCCATATGCGATGACGCCGCGCCTCACCTAGACCAGATTGAACATCGAGGCTTGCCAGTGCTTCTCGCTGATGATCGCGATGGGATGGCCTTCCTCGCGCAGCTCGACAGCTCGCTTGATCTTGGTTCCGTAGGTGCTGTGAAGCCACTGCTCGTTGCCTATCTCGCCGACGACCAGGTAATGCACCTTTTTGCTGATACCCGGAGCTATTCCCCCTCCGCGGTTGACGACGATCTCTTCGCAATGCTTCCTGGGGCCGTAGACCATCACGCCAGTAAAAACGTAGAGGTGACCTGACCACTCTAGCTTTGGCGCTGGGTTGTTGAGCGGAAGAACATTCGATGGAGTAAAGGCATTGTCGCTTGGCTTCGGTTTGGAAGCGGAGAGGCCACCAAATCCTCTAAGGATCTCCAGCAGTTCGGCGGACTCATCAGCGTCTAACACACCATCTGAAAGCATGTCTGAGAGCCTCCTGTAGAGGAGGTTGGTCACTGGATCGTCAAGATGGATCAGGTTCGTAGCGATCCAATCCTGTAGGAACTCGGCCTCCTGCTGATTGATATGCCCATCAGCAGTGATCCCGGCGGCCAGTCCCGCGAGTGCATCGACAGACCTTCGGTCTATGCGTTTCTCGTGGAAAATCCGACTCTCCCCAAACTCAGCATGCAAATCGACCATTGCTTCTCTCCTTGAACGTCAGGTGTTCATCACAGTCTCTTCGCATTCCAGGCCAGCAGGACCCTAGCGAGCACCTGGAATCTTTTTAATTCGGCGCTGGATACCTCGATTGGTGGGTATGCGTTGTTGTCTGAGATCATCAGAAAGGTGCCATCTGCCCTTCGCTGCATCCGCTTTATGTAAAGCTCATCCTTCAGGGCCATAACGTAGACGGCATCTATCTTTATCTCAGTGATGCCGGTATCGACTAGAAGGATGTCTCCGTCCGAAAACGTAGGCTGCATGCTGTCGCCATAGCCCGTGATTAGCGCGAGGTTGTCTGGCGCTGAATACCTGACGTTGCGAGATAAGTAGTCGACGCTCGCGACAATCGAGTCGATAACGACATCAAATTCTGGGCGCGCCAGGCCTTTCCCCATGGAGGCAGCGATATCGTATTGGGGCACGACAATGAACCCGCTCTTTGTTCTCTGCCTTGAAAAGTCGGCAGGGATGACATTCCCCTTTGTGGGCTCTGCATGCACAGCCTTGGCCATCTCCCCAACTTCCGCTGCCAGCCGTTCACTGAATGACTCGATACGGATCCCAATTTGCGAGGCAACGTACGAAGCAAACCTCGCATTGAGCGCGTTGTAGCCGTTTAGATAGGAACTCACGGAGCCCTGACTCATGTCGAGAGCTTCGGCGATTTTCCCCTGGGTAAGGCTGTCCTTCCGGGATTTCCCGGCGTTGAATTCTTCCAGCGCAGCTTTCAGCTTTGCGCATTCCTCTTTCTCCCACTGGGAGATTTCACGTTTCTTGTCGCTCATGTGCGAAGGGTATTCCCGCAGGCGATAGGTATCCATCGCCGCCGGCATTGACTTTGAAATAACCGCCGGCAATACTTTGTCCATGGATAAACCATGGAGACCTGGGTTATGCACCGCATTCCTCTCAAAGAATTTTCTGCCCAGAAGGGCCAGACCAAGGCCGCTGCGCTGCTGGGACTGACCCAGGGCGCACTGAACAAGGCGTTGCGGGTCGGGCGTGACATCTATGTCACCGAAAACGCAGACGGAACCTACTCGGCTGAGGAGGTTAAGGCTTTCCCATCTCACTCCGCCAAGGCCGTTGCCTGACCCCGACCAATCTACCGGCCGGGAGGCCAGCCATGACCGAATTCATGCAAATCCTGATCTTTGGGGCCTCGTTGGCGATGGCCTACTTCCTGGGCGCCACGTCGTCGAGGAAGAGCTCCAGTGAAATCCGGCTGATCGACAAGTGGCCAACGGCCTACATCCAGTTCGACTCAGGCATGAGCCAAGAGGATGCGCTGCGCTTCCTTGAGCTGGCCCGCGAAATGGTTCTGGCCGGGCCAGAGAAAGTGACTGCCGAGAATGCGCTGAAGGATGACGAGGAGAGCCGAGACGCTTTCTGGGCGCAGTCTCTCAAGACTGGTTTGGCCTCGTTCGAATCGCGTTCCAAGTCTTCACATAACCCTCGAGACCCCCAATGACTTCGTCCGGCAGTTGCGAGTACGCCAAGAACGATCGCATGTGCGCAATTTCGTTATCGAACCCGTCGAGAACCCTCCCGAGTTCCGCAGGTGTTAGCGAGCGTGCCATTGCCATAAGGAAGGCGTTGATACCCATCAGTTCGCCTTTCTGCGCGTTGATCGTCGCAACGATCTTGTCGATTTCATCAGTCATGCCCGGCCTCCGTGGCCTTTCCGTGTGGAAGCAGAAAGCTATCACGGATGCGCCGGACTCCACATTCGAAGCGCTGGCTTTCGCCGTTCCCTCAATTCACGGCTGACAGCGTATAGCACCGACCTCAAGGGAAGAACTAGAGCATGAAAACGCCCGTACTAGAGACCCGCAGAAAGGTAATGACCACGGTAGCCAATGCCTATCCGGGCGGTCGCGATTGCGCTGCCGCGCGGCTGGGGATTCCGCTGAAGCGCCTGGAGAACCAGATGTACGAAACGGCGGGCGTGAAGCCCCTGAGCGACGGCGACCTGTACGTCCTGGAGCAGGAGATGGGGACTTCCTATCTGCCGGACTACATCTGCGCGATGTACGGGGGAGTGTTTGTGCGGACGCCGGAAGCGGGCGATCTGGACAACGTAGACCTGCACCACCGTTCGCTGCGTACAGCGGTTAAGCGTGGCCGGGTTGATCAGATGATCGCTCTGGCCCTGGAGGACGGGGAGATCAGCGCTGACGAAGCGAAAGAGATTTTGGCCTTGCATGCCAAGCACATGGCCGCCAGGCATGAAGAGGTTCGGGCCGTGCTCGAACTGCACAGGGCGAAGTGACTATGCGCTCTCGTCTCACGAGCTCTGACTACGCCGCAATGGCTAACGCTGCTGAAGAGCTGGCGGATATGGGTTCGAGTGAGTGGAGGCGCAGATACAACAAAGCCCTGAGCGACTACTACAGGGCTTTGTCGGTGCGCAAGCCAGTTGCAGCTGGCTTGCGCGTATAGCAATACGTGGAGACCTGAGTATGAGTTACAGAGAGAGCATTCGCAAGTCCGTGCGCTTTGAGGTGTTCAAGCGCGACAACTTCACTTGCCAGTACTGCGGCGCCAAGGCGCCTGACGTGGTCCTGCATGTCGATCACATCAACCCGGTGAGCAAGGGCGGCGACAACGAGATCATCAACCTGGTGACCGCCTGCCTGCCCTGCAATCTCGGCAAGTCGGATCGCCTGCTGTCGGACACCTCAATGCTGGATCGTCAGCGGGCCCAGTTGGAAGACCTGAACGAGCGCCGCGAGCAGCTGGAAATGATGCTGGCCTGGCGCGATGAGCTCCAGTCTTTCGGTGAAGAGACCGTACAGCTGATTGCCGATCGCATCACCGCGCGCATGGTCGGCCACTCGGTCAACGAGCACGGCAAGACGGTAATCCGCAAATGGATCAAGAAGTTCTCCGTCGAGGAGATCCTGGACGCCCTGGACATCGCCGCCGACAAGCTCAGCACTGCGCCCGATCAGGAGGAAGTGCTGGAGTGCTTCGATGCCATTCCTCGCATTTGCGTCACCCGGCGCCTTCCCGAAGCAAAGCAGAAAATGCTCTACGCCAGAGGAATCCTGCGCCGCCGGATTTATGTCAACGAAGCTCACGTCATGCCGCTGATGGCCAAGGCCATCGAGGCGGGTCTCGAGGTGGAAGAGCTGATCGAATTTGCGAAACAAGTGAAGAACTGGACCGAATTCCGGGCAGAGATGGAGGAAATCGCAAATGGCTAGGGCCCGCAACATCAAACCCGGAATCATGGCAAACGAAGACCTAGCAGAGCTAGATCCTCTCGCTCGCCTGCTGTTCATCTACCTCTGGATGTTGGCCGATCGGGAAGGGCGCCTTGAGGATCGCCCGAAACGGATCAAGGCCGAGGCACTTCCCTACGACAACGTAGACGCTGACTTGATGCTGGATGATCTGGCCAAGGCAGGGTTCATCCATCGCTATGAGGCTGCCGGGGTCAAGCTGATTCAGGTTCTTAACTTTGCCAAGCATCAGACACCTCATGTCCGTGAGCAGGCCAGTTCTCTCCCGGGCGTTGACGCAGAACACCCAAAGAGAGAACAAGGCACAACCAAGGAAGTGCCTGGTCACAACCAAGGCTGTGCTGAGCAATCGCCAAGATCGCCTGATTCTCTGATTCCGGATTCTCTGATTCCAGAGGAAGAGCATGTCGACGCTGACGCCTCGACCCATTCCGCTCCGCAGCAAGCAGCAGAGCAAGAGCCTGGCTCCGGCCAGACCGCACAGCTGTTCCAGATTGATCGCATCCCTTACGAGAAGATCCGCGACCTGTACAACCAGATCCTCGGTGGAAAGCTCAAGCGCTGCATGGGAGTGACGGAGGCTCACCGGAAGCACATCCGCGCCGCGTACAACCTCAAGCTCGATGGCGGGTTCCCGGTCCGTGACGGTGGACTGTCGTTTTGGGAAGGGCTGTTCAACGACGTTCTGGATTGCCCCTTCATGATGGGCAACAACAACCGGGGGTGGCGCGCAGACTTCGAGTTCCTGACAACCGCCAGCAAGATCCAGCGCTTCATGGAGGGCAAGTACGATGCCGCATGAGCGTCCTCTGGTAGCGATGGAAGCTGAGCAGGGTGTGCTTGGCGCGCTGATGAAGAAACCGGAACTGTGCGAGGTTGTTGGGGCTTTCCTTTCCCCGACCGACTTCAGCCATGCCGACAACTCGGTGATCTACAGCCTGATCCTTGCCTGTCATTCGAAGGCCATCGTGCCTGACCCGCTTTCTCTGGCGGAGGCTAGGTCGGAGCTTCCAAGTGGCGCCTTTACGCTTGCATACGCCAACGATCTATGGCGCGAGGTTGCAAGCACAGCTAGCGCCGAAAACTTCGCCAGGATTGTCGTCGAGCGTGCAAAGGCTCGGGAGCTGTACGAAGCGGGCGAACGGATCATGAACATCGCCCTTCAGAGAGGGAAAATCCCGGACCAGGTGGCTGAAGCGCAGAGCATCGTTCTCGATCTCAACGCCCAGGACGAGACTCCTGATGTGGTGACACTGCGCGAGGCAATGCTCCCAGTCTTCGACGAAATGGAAGTTCGCTGGAAGGGAACTCAGTCGGTCGGACTGAAGTTCAACCTGCCAGACCTCGATGCCGTTATCCAGGGATTGCGTCCCGGCAACCTGGCAATCATCGCTGGTCGGCCTGGCACGGGTAAGACGGTTCTCGGGGTGGGGATTGCTGACGAAATTGCCGTTCGCAACCGGGGCGCCGCGTTGATCTTCTCGCTGGAGATGTCTCAAGCCGAACTTGCAAAGCGCTCGCTCGCATCGCTTTCTGGTGTTTCGCAAGCGGCGATCGACTCAGGCAAAGCGCTGGAGTGCCAGGACTCTATTGCGCGCATGACTGCCGCAGTGGACCAAGTCTCCAGGGGTGATGTGCGAATTTGCGACAAGGGAGGACTGACTTTCAGTCGGATCTGCTCCATCGCCCGATTCCAGCATCGAGCAAAGCCGCTGAGCCTGATCGTCATCGACTATCTCGGGCTTATCACCTCAGATCCGAGTCACCGTCATCAGAACCGAAACCAAGAACTTGGCGCCATAAGCCGAGGGCTCAAGGCTCTCGCCAAAGAGCTTGGCATTCCAATTGTCGCGCTTGCTCAGCTCAATCGGAGCATCGAAACCCGGGCCGACGCCAAGCCAAAAATGAGCGACCTGCGCGATTCCGGCGAGATCGAACAAGACGCCGACGTGATCATCATGGCTCACCGGGATATGAGCACTGAGCGTGGACAGAACGGTATCACCGAGCTTGATGTCGTGAAGTGTCGACACGCAAAGCCGGGCTTCTGCCTGTTGCAGTTCCAGGGTGAGTTCGCGCGCTTCGTCAGTTGCGCCCAGGACCGGGAAGAGCAGCAGGAGCAGACGGTTCGTCCGCAGCGTCCTTCCGCGCGATCAATGGTAGCTGACTTCAAGCCGCGAGGTGCCCAATGAAACGCTCCTTGACCGTAGTCGTAGGCGCCAAGCGCTTCACGATGATTCTGATGGAGGACTGCGACCCGCTCGCGGTCGTGAAGAGCATTTGGCCTGAAGGGAGGATCGAGCAGTGACTCCCGCAAAACAGGAATCCCTCATGCAGGGCCAGACCGGAATCGCGAAGAAGGTCTACGAGTGCGTACCGATCTCTGAGCCCTGGCGTTCGTTCCAGGTGCTCACCGCACTTCGCAACATGACCGGAAGCACGCCGGACGTTCGGATTGTCCAGGGCTGCCTGCGCGATCTAGTCGATTCCGGACTGATCCGCCGCACTGGTACTGACCACTACCAACGAATCCAAGTCGAGAAAAAGACCAAGCATCAGGAGCCGAAGATGGCGGAGCCCGCGAAGAAGATCGAAACCCAGTCCGAGCCGAAGCGCTCCGCCTCCCCGCTGGAGATGCTAGGCGAACTGGCAAACGAGCTCGCCGGCATGGCCGAGCACATGAAGCGCCTGTCTGATCGCATCGAGGACGTCGCGCTGGCAGTCGAGCAGGAGCGCGAATCGAGCGCCAAGTCGATGGAAAGCTATCGCCAACTCAAGGCACTGCTGAAGAGCCTGCAAGGGGAGGGCGAGTGACATGGATATCGTAGACATCGCCAACGATTACGCCGAGCGTGAACTCGCTGAACGCCTGTACTCCCGAGTCAAGTACGTCGGCGAGAGCCTGTCCGAATGTGAAGACTGCGGCGAGGAGATCCCGGTAGCGCGGCGTTCGATCATCCCTGGCGTTCGTAAATGCCGGGACTGCGCTGAACGGGCTGAGCGGAGGGCTGTGTAATGAGCGAGAAAACTCACTATTGCTCGTTCTGCGGAGAGTCCGAGCACGACCTCAAGGCTCTCATCAAAGGCCCATCGGCGCTTATCTGCGATGCGTGCGTCGCGCTGTGCGTGGACCTGCTCGAGGACAAGGGGCACTGGCCGCCAGCTGCTTGCAGTTCTGAGGTTCCCGGCGCCAAGCCGGAGGAGGTCGAGTGATGCCGAACTATCGCAAGCCGGACATGTACTCGGACGCCGATTGGGAAATGGTTCAGGGCTACATGGCCGGCAAGGACGGCCTGCGCGCCCAGCGCTCGACGGCTGCCTACATGCATGGCTATCGCAACGGGGTTTCTGATCGGACCGGAGTCCCGCATGAGCGGGCAGAAGTTCTTCGCCGTCGCGCAGAGATGATCCCTGGCATCACGCCCGATAAAGTTTGGTTCCAGGGGAGGGTAGGCCGTGGCTGAACTCGCCCTTATCCGTACCGCCCAGGGATTGGTTCCGGCCACCGAGGCTGACCGTGAAACTGTCCAGAAGTGGAAGGCCGGCCAGGTCGTCCATGGAAAATTCACTCGGATGCGCAACGCCAAATTCCACGGGAAGTTCTTCGCGATGCTGGATTTGGCGTGGGAGTACTGGGAGCCGAAAGGCGGGCTGGTGCCGCGCCAGGAGATGCGCGGTATCCGCGGGCTTGCCAAGTACTTCGAGGATCTGAATGGCCGCCCTGGCCAGTTGCAGAACGCCGTCGCTGCGTATATCGCCAAGCTTGAGGCTGATCGCGCCGACCGCTTCCCCGCAGTCGAGAAGAGCCGAGAGGCTTTCCGGGAGTGGATCACCATCGAGGCCGGGCACTTCCACCTGATCCACACGCCTGACGGCGTTCGCAAGGAAGCCAAGTCGATCAGTTGGGCGAGCATGGACGACACGGCTTTCGAGCCGCTCTATCGCGACGTGTTTGCCGCCTGCTGGAGGCTGGTCCTTTCCTCTCACTTCGAAACTGAGGCTGACGCCATGGCGGCGGCTGATCAGATGGGGACTTTCGCATGAGCAAGTTCAAGGCGGGCGATCTCGCTCTTAATCTGCAAGACATCCCCAGCTGCATCAGTGCGGGAGTGGTAGTCGAGTTGATGTCTCGACTTGCCCCTGGTGATCTGTTTGCCGAAGACGGCCAGACCTTTCGGGTGATTCGGCCAGCTTGGTGGGTGCTCCATGAAGGAGACCGGCTCTACATACCTGAACGGTATCTCATGCCCCTGCGCGGCGACTTCCAGCCCGAGCAGCAGAAGGCGAAGGGGGTGGAGGCATGAGCTACTGCCGTTGGAGCAGCGATGATTTCCAGTGCGATGTTTACGTCTACGAAAGCGTAGCCGGTGGATTTGTCACTCACGTTGCCGCCAATAGGGTGGTTTTCAAGGATGAACTGCCTGCCCTGGTTCCTTTCGAGCCGGAGTACGTTGACCAGTTCTTGGCGCGCCTCAACCAGGTAATGGCAATGGTTGATGCGGCTGATCGTGTGCTGATCGGTCTTCCACACGACGGCGACAGCTTCGATGACGCCGATCAAGAGGCCTGTGCGGACCGACTGGAGTATCTGAAAGGGCTGGGCTACGTCGTCCCGCAGTACGCCATTGACGCACTGCGCGAGGAAGCAGAGGAGGGCATTGCATGACGCTTTCCGTCCGCAGTTCGAAGCCCAGGAAGTGCCAGAACCCAGCCTGCGGCAAAGAGTTCATCCCGCAGCGTTTCGGGCAGCGCGTCTGCTCGCCGTCCTGCGCCCTGGCCATCAAGGACAAGCACGCCAAGCCGGCGCGGAAGGCCATCGCCGACCGCAACCGCCGGGAGATCAAGGCGCGTAAGGAGAAGCTGAAGAATCACAGCGATTTCGTGAAGGATGCCGAGAAGGCGGTTCGTGACTACCGGCGAACCTACGAACTTTCCATCGGCAGCGGCTGCATAAGCTGCGGCAAGTCTCAGGCCGAGGTACTAGCCGAACAAGGCTGGAAGACTGGAGGTGCATTCGACGCAGGGCATTTTCTCGGCAAGGGGGCAAGGCCCGAGCACCGCCTGGATCCATCCAACATATGGCTTCAATGCAAGGCCTGTAACGCGGGCTCAAGCAAGTACGCCAGGAAGGGGCTTACCGTTTCCCAGGGCTTCCGTGAGGGCTTGATCGAACGCATCGGCCTGGAAGCTGTAGAGGCTCTGGAAACCGATCACCGTCCCCGCAAGTACACCAACGACGAACTGAAGGCGATCACCGCCGAGTACCGCGCCAAGCTGCGCGAGCTGAAAAAGAGGACTGCCTGATGAAAACCACCATCTCGATCATCATCAGCATGACGCTGAGCCTTTCCCTGCTGTCCGGCATCGGCCAGCTATCGCAGTTCGCCTTCTACGTCTGCGTCATCATGAACGTTCTTTCCTGGATCGGGATGCTCCTCGGCATGGTCAAGGACGAGGTCAGTGCGCGCATCCGCCGGACCTTCTGGATTCAGCTCCTACCATCCATCTTCTACGTCTATGCCCTGATCTTCAGCGGGCATCCAATGCTTGGCGCCTCCGCCTTCATGGTGCAGTTCCTGATCGTCGCCACCGCCTTCTGCAAGGAGGCAAAGCCGGCATGACGCTAGCCGAATACATCGCCCAGCAGTGGGCAATCCTTCGTGAATACGGGCTGATTAAGGGGGAAGGGAAATGAATCTGAATAGTGCACGTATCGCCTGGCACGATGCGTTCTATACCCCTTGGAACAGCGGCATGGCTGAGGCGGCGGAGCGAGCTGCTCTTGGAATTGTCGAGGCTGGCGGATATGTCCGGCGCCGCATCACCGAGATCGACGATGATGGGGATGCTGTCTCCTACAGCCAGCACACCTTCGTGCCAGGAATCCACCAGACCAGGACTGAGCGCGACATTAGCACTCCTCGGGCTGTTCATCAGGCGCTCGCCGGCGTGATTCAAAAGGCGATCGATACCCTCCCGGCGCATCTGAAGGTGTTCGGCAATCACATGTACAGCCCGATGGCTGGCGAAGACGACAAAGAGGCTGCGGAAGAGATCGTGTTCAGGGTGGCGTACGACACTGGCCCAAGGATGTACACGAAGAAATTCGAGAAGGCGCGCTATGTCGCTGCGGGAGTCTTGTTCCGGTACCGTCGCATGCATCAGGGCGGGCAGAGCGAAGGTGTTGATCCTTGCCCAAGCCCTGAGTCGTTCCGCGCATGGCTTGACCGTATGCATGGCATTGAACTTGACCCAAGAAACTGGGATAGGGAATGGGACGGCTTTATCCAGGCCTGTTTCGATGCCTGCAACGATCTCGACAAGGCCGCGCTTGTGCCTGTCTCTTCGGCGATAAAAATGATGAAAAATGCTGCTTGACGACAAATGTGCGGCTGAGGCACACTTATCTCCATCGTGACAAATTCGCCTCTGGCGAAAGTCACCACCGAAGCCCTGGCATCTGCCGGGGCTTTTTGTTTCGACGCAGGGTGGAGAAGTGGTAGATGGAGAAGGAGTGCACCAAGTGCGGCGCCCTAAAACCATTGGCCCAATTCCCTCTCAGAGGTGAAGGTCGTCGGCATTCCCAATGCAACGCCTGTAAGGCTTTCGCTACAAAGCTGCACTACCAGAGAAATAAAGAGGCGTATGTGCGACGGGCGAAAGCCAGAAAGTCAGCACTCAAGGATGATTTTAGAAAGCTGGTTGACGACCTTAAAAGCCATCCGTGCGGCGATTGCGGCCATAGCTTCCCGCCATTCGTGATGGACTTCGATCACCGCGAAGGTGAGTTGAAGACTGATAATGTTGCGAATCTTGTTGCCAGCCCTCACAGCATGAAAAAGCTGTTAGAGGAAATAGCGAAATGCGATCTAGTCTGTGCAAACTGCCACCGAATCAGGACGCATGCGCGCCGCCACAAACCAGCACCTAGCGCATGAGTCAGCCCTTGCTACCAAATCCTTCGGGTTGCGACTACGCGGCCGGGATCGCCTTGGACACGCAGGCGTTAAAGTGAAGTGGGAGCCGGTGGAACCCCGGCATTCACGCATGCGGCAGAAGAAAGCAAGGGTCACCACTGGTGATCAAGGCGAAAGCCCCGGCTACTTGCTCTGCGGGCGTGACGCCGGGTTCGCCCGGCACCTATTCCGCGGCTCTAGCTCAACTGGCAGAGCGCTGTCCTTCCAAGTCAGATGTTGCGGGTTCAAGTCCCGCGAGCCGCTCCAAACTCGATTCAATGACGTGTAGCTCAGAGGTAGAGCGGTCGGCTGTTACCCGATTGGTCGATGGTTCGATCCCATCCGCGTCAGCCAATAAGCCGGTATGGCGCAACAGGGAGCGCTGCTGATTTGTAATCAGAGGGTTGCGGGTTTGACTCCTGCTGCCGGCACCACACTACAAGGCCCAGGCAACGACCTGGGCTTTCTGCATCTGGAGTACGTGAATATGGCCGAGCCGAGTGGTGCGGTAGCAGTCGCCGGCCTGGTCGGTATTGGTGCGTCTGCATTGATCCCTGGCATTGATGCCAATGCAGTGATCGGTGCTTTTGCTGGGGCGATCTTCTTCGTGGTGTACGCCAAGGACATTTCGGCCTGGGCGCGCCTCGGTTACTTCGTCGTGTCCTGGATCGTTGGCTACTACGTCGCCGGCGAAGTCATCGGGCGAGAATGGGCCAGAACATCGGGCCTGGTCGCCTTTGGTGGGGCATTGTTCTGCGTCGCAGTAGGCACCAGCTTGCTGGAGTGGGTGCAGGGGGGGAAGACGCCTGGTTGGCTCCGCTTCATAGCGGACCGCTTTGGAGGTCGTAATGGTTGACCCTTGGACTCTGGTGGCCGCGATGATTTGCGGCGCCATCTGCATGCGGCTGGCGACATACCGCCGGCAAGGCGCGAGGTATCGCCGGGGAGTGTCCTGGCTCGCATACCTGCTGTGCGTTGGGAGTGGGTGTTTCGCCCTGAGCGTGATGCTCGATGCACTCCACGGCTACAGACTGAATCCTGTCTCCCCCTGGCTGACCCTGGTCCTGGCAATCCTGCTCGGCCTTGTCTGCCGCGCTCGGGGGAACCTGGCCCACATTCTGAGGGTGTACTGATGGATGCTCCGCTTCTGCTGAAGAACGCCGGCACGTGCCTGATCTTGTGTGACGCCAACGGGGAACCGCTTCCTGGTCAGCTTTCCTTGAGCATCAGCAACGACGGTCTCATGCCAGCGGTCACGGTCACGTTTGCACTCGACAATGAGCGTGTGAGGCTTTGCGGGGAAGGAGTGGAGTCGAAAGAGCCGTGTATCGAGCCGTTTAGCTGGGACCTGGTGGCCGGCACACGCGGGAAAGGACAAATCTGATGGCCGAATGCACCTTCTGCAACAAGACGCGCGAATGGGCGAAGAAGTGGGCGCGGGTTGCCGTAGAGCGGGCGGCCTCTGCTATGGCCAGTAACCCAAAGCGACCGGAGGTGCGTGATGACTGATACCGGCGAAGAGGCTCGAGTCATCCTACGCAACCTGCTCGAAGAACAGCGAAAGACCAACCAACTGTTGCATCTGCTGATCCAGGCCCTCGCCGAGGATGGTGATGATCCTGAAGCCGTGCCCACCAGCTACCTGAGTGGAGAGCCGATCTGATGTCGGCATTTATGGGATCCGCCAGGGAGACCCAGATAGCTTCTGTCCGGGTGCGCCGCGGCTGGTTTGGCAAGCTGGTTGTCCAGGTTCGCTACAAGATCGAGCGGCCCGAAAGCCCGCTCCCTGGACGGGAGTTGATCTACCACGTATGCGGGCTATCCCGTTGGCGAGATGCCAACGCAAATGATTTCGCCGAAGCCCTGATGGTCGCGAAGCTCATCGGGATGTCTGATGAAGGAAAGCCGACATGAAGAACCGTCCAATTCCTGCTGGCGTCGAGATCAACCCCGGTCGTGCCTGGGCCCGCGATGACGTAACCGGATACAGCGAAGAAGTAGAGAGCGCGATAAAGATTCTGGAACCCCTACTGCGATCTGGCCTCCTGGCTCTCCATCCTGATGAATGGCAGGGTGGCAAGCTCTCATTCCTCAGGCCAGCACAAGCCAGGCTTCAAGGTTGGACTCCGCCGAATCGGGAGCGCCTCAATGCCTGACCTCCCTCAGCGTCACACCAAGCCCAAGGCCAAGGGAGTGACTAAGCACGAGGTAGAGGACAAGGCATGGGGGAACGGACGCGGTGGCAGGCCGTGGCGTCGCAAGCGAGAGCGCATCCTCAAGCGGGATGGCTACATGTGCCAGTGCTCAGAGTGCAAGGGGGTGAAGAGGATCGCCACAGAGGTGGACCACATCATCCCGCTGAGCCAGGGCGGCACAGACGATGACGCCAACCTGATGGCTATTGCTGGCTACCCATGTCATGCGAGGAAGACGGCAAGGGAGTCGGCGGCATCTAGGAAATAGTCGGGTTCTCTCAGCGCGCGGACACGACGATATCGAGATATTTACGAATGAAGGCAGTGGTTTTCACTGGTTTCGTGCGTTTTTACCGAAAAATAGAGTTTAATGAGAAAAATTCTCATTTATAGGGGTGGGGCGGGTCAAAACCTTAGAACTTTTCGTTAGGACACCGCGCCCCCAGCTGTTTTCTCATTTCCACAGAATTTAGGTTTCAAGATGGCACGACACAAACAGCCGGATGTCGTCGCCAAGTTCAAGGGCGCCGACAAGAAAAACCCTCAGCGATACCGGAAAGAGTCCGCTCAAGGTGAGGGTGAAATTGGCGATGCGCCGATCCATCTCCAGGGGCCGGCAAGGCTTGCTTGGGTTGAGCTTTGCTCCCAATCAATCAAGGGCGTCTTGACGGGCTCTGATCGAATCATCCTGGAGGTCACCGCCAACCTGCTTGCTGAGTACAGGTCGAATCCATCGGAGTTCGCTGTAGGCAAGTACACCCACCTGATTGGCAACTTGGCGAGGCTTGGGCTAACCCCATCCGACCGCCAGAAGTTCGGCCTGGAAAAGCCGAAGGAGAAGGACGAGTTCGAGGATTTCTGAGATGACTCCCAGCGACATTGCGCGACAGTACGCTAGCGATGTCGTGAGTGGGGGTATCGTCGCGTGCCGGTATGTGAAGTTGGCATGCCAGCGCTTCCTGAATGACCTGGAACGGCAGGACGATGACGATTGGCCATACGTTTTCGACGAGGCCAAGGCAGATCGCGCCGTCAAGTTCATGCAGCTCATGCCTCACACCAAAGGCAAATGGAGCGCTTCGAAGTCGAAGCTAGTGTTCGAGCCTTGGCAGGTATTCATCGAGGCCAACATCTTTGGCTGGGTGAAGAAGGACACCGGCAAGCGCAGGTTCCGCGAGGCCTACGAAGAGATTCCCAGGAAGAACGGAAAGTCGGCCCGTCTTGCCGCACGAGGCATTTACCTATTCGCCGCAGATGGCGAGTCGGGGGCCGAGGTCTACTCCGGCGCCACCACCGAGAAGCAGGCCTTCGAGGTTTTCCGTCCGGCGTGGATGATGGCGCACAAGCTGGAGAACCTGCGTAACCGATTCGGTATCGAGCTTTCTGGCAACCAGAAGAACCCTGGCCCCATGTTCGTCATGGAGGATATGTCGAAGTTCGAGACGGTTATCGGCAACCCAGGGGACGGTGCGAGTCCCCATGCTGCCCTGGTGGACGAGTACCACGAACACGACACGGATGCCCTGGTTGACACCATGCAGACCGGCATGGGGGCGCGAGAACAGCCATTGCTGTCGATCATTACGACGGCGGGATCGAATCTCGGGGGGCCATGTTACGAGAAGCGCCGGGACGTGATCCGCATTCTCGAGGGGCAGACGATCGATGAGACGATCTTCGGGATCATCTACACGATCGACGAGGATGATTCGTGGGATGACCCGGCCAGCCTAATCAAGGCCAATCCGAACTACGGAGTGTCGGTATTCCCTGACTTCCTCCTGGCCCAGCTCCAGCAGGCCAAGCGCTCGGCGTCAAAGCAGAACGCCTTCCGCACCAAGCACCTGAACCAATGGGTGGGCGCTCGGACGGTCTGGATGAACATGCTGGCCTGGCAGCGGCAGAAGCGTGACTTCACGATTGCGGACATGGCTGGCTGCCGCTGCTGGATGGCTTTGGACCTGGCCAGCAAGAAAGACGTGGCCGCCCTGGTGATGCTGTTCGAGAAAGCTGGACAGTTCTACTGCATTCCCCGCTTCTACGCTCCAGAGGCTGCCGCCGAGGAAAACGAGAAGTATCAGAACTTCGCGCTCGAGGGTCATCTGACCCTGACGCCAGGGAGCATGACGGACTACGCATTCATCGAGGCAGACATCCTTGATCTGGCAAAACAGATCGACCTGCAAGATGCTGCCTTCGACGACTGGCAGGCCAACTACCTGATTACCCGACTCTCCAACACATCCATCCCGGTCGTGGACTTCAACCAGACGGTGAAGAACATGAGCGACCCGATGAAGGAGGTGGAGGCGAGGGTAATAGCGCGGACGCTCTGGCATGACGGGAACCCAGTCATGACCTGGATGATGGGCAACGTGGCGGCAAAGATCGACGCCAAGGAAAACATCTACCCGCGCAAGGAAAACGACAACGACCCCAACTGCAAGATCGATGGTCCAGTGACCTTGATCATGGCTATGGGGCGCGCCCTGGTTGCCGGAGTTGATGACGGCGACGACTTCATGAACGCCATACGGAATCCCATCATCGCATGAACATCGCAACTGGCCTCTACCTCTTCTTCGGCGTCCTTGGTCTGGCTCTTTTCGTAGCCGGAACCTTTGTGCTGCTGGGGCTCGGCTGGGCGCTCATTTCCGGTGCAGCGACAGCATTCGCTATCGCGGCGTTCATTCGTAAGGGGCTGACCAGTGAGTAAGAGTCTCGGAAAAGTCCTGAGCAGTGCTACGTCTGCGCCCAGGGCTTCATTGTTCGGTTGGGGAGATAAGACCATCCGCCTGACAGATGGCGCGTTCTGGTCGCAGTTCTTGGGGCGAGAGTCCTCGAGTGGGAAGAAGGTCACTGTCGACAAGGCAATGAAGCTGTCCGCGGTATGGGCTTGCGTTCGCTTGATCTCTACTTCTGTCGCCGGCCTGCCGCTTGGAGTGTACGAGCGGAAAGCGGACGGGAGCAGAGTCGATGCTCGGTCGTTCCCGCTCTACGATGTTGTTCACAACAGCCCCAATGACGACATGACGGCCTTCCAGTTCTGGCAAGCCATGGTCGCATCGATGTTGCTTTGGGGGAACGCATACGCGGAGATTCGTCGTGCTGCCGGTAGGCCTGCTGCGCTGGACTTCCTGCTTCCGTCGAGGGTCGACCTGGAGTGTGATGACAACGGTCGGCTTAAGTACTTCTACACGCCAAAGAAGGGTGCCCGTAGAGAGATCGAGCGCACAAACATGCTGCACATCCCGGCGTTTACGCTGGATGGCAGAGTCGGTCTCTCTGCCATCCGGTATGGCGTCGATGTCTTCGGTTCGGTCATGTCGGCGGAGGATGCCGCCAACGGCACATTCAAGAACGGACTGCTCCCCACGGTCGCATTCAAGGTTGACCGCATTCTCCAGCCTGCGCAGAGGGAGGAATTCAGGGAATACGTAAAGTCCGTATCTGGCGCGATGAACGCCGGAAGGTCCCCTGTACTGGAGCAGGGGATCACTCCTGAGACTATCGGCATCAACCCGGTCGATGCTCAGTTGCTGGAGACGCGAGAGCATGGGGTGATCGAGATTTGCAGATGGTTCGGGGTTCCTCCCTGGATGATTGGCCAGACCGACAAGGGGAGCAACTGGGGGACCGGGCTTGAGCAGCAGATGCTCGCTTTCCTGACATTCTCGATCAGTTCGATCACCAATCAGATTCAGCAGTGCGTCAACAAGCGGCTGCTAACTGCGCCCGAGCGGATTCGCTATTACGCCGAGTTCTCCCTTGAGGGATTCCTGAAAGCTGATAGCGCGGGTCGCGCTGCTTGGTACAGCACCATGGCGCAAAACGGATTCATGACCCGCAACGAAGGTCGCCGGAAAGAGAACCTTCCAGAGCTTCCCGGCGGAGACATCCTGACTGTGCAATCCAACCTAGTCCCCCTGGATCAACTGGGGGGGGGCAACGAAAGAAAGCTCTCCGCCGTAGAGGCGGTCCAAAAGGCCTATCTCGGCGTTGGGAAGATGATCACCGCCGACGAAGCGCGACAACTCGTAAACCAGCATGGCGCAGGACTGAAAGTTCCCGGGCCCGACTTCGAAGAAACACAGGAGTAACCCATGACTCTGCGAAATCTTCCGGCAGCGCCGGAGGCTCGCCCGCGCTCGGGCGTCCAGTGCGACCTGGCGCCAAAAGCGCTGGATGCATGGCGTCCTGAGCTTCGCGCCGCTGCCGGCGATAACCCCGACACCACCATCACCATCTACGAGCCCATCGGTTACGACTGGTGGACCGGCGAGGGCGTAACCGCGAAACGCATTGCCGGTGCGCTGCGCGCCATCGGCGGCGATGTCGATGTGACCGTGAACATCAACAGCCCGGGTGGCGACGTGTTCGAGGGGCTGGCCATCTACAACCTGCTGCGCGAGCACAAGGGCAAGGTCACGGTGAACATCATCGGATTGGCTACCTCTGCCGCCTCCTTTATCGCCATGGCAGGGGATGAAATCCGCATTGGCCGCGCCGCCTTCCTGATGATCCACAACGCGTGGCTGATCGCCATGGGCAATCGGAACGACCTGCGTGAGATCGCTGACTGGCTGGAGCCATTCGACATGACGCTGGCTGACATTTACGCGCAGCGCACCGGCATCGATATCGACGACATTGTGAAGCAGATGGACGCCGAGACCTGGATCGGCGGGCGCGAAGCCGTCGACAAGGGGTGGGCAGATGCCTTCCTGGAATCCGACGAGATATCCAGTGCCCCCAGCAACCGTAGTGAAGCCATCTTGGCCAAGCGCCGGATGGATGCCGCTCTTGCTCGCAGCGGCATGCCGCGAAGTCAGCGCAATGAACTCATCAACGACTTCAAGACCAGCATGCTTGGCGCTGCTGGCGGGGGTGGTGACACCCCGACCGATATGCCTGGCGCTGTCGCTCCTGACCTCTCCGCTGCACTACGGGCAGCACAAGACATCACCAAATTCCTCCAAGGAGAATCGCAATGAGCGACTTCGAGAAACAAATCGGCGAACTGAACACCAGCCTCAAGCAGGTCGGCGATCAGATCAAGGCCCAGGCCGAACAGGTCAACACCCAAATCGCCAACTTCGGCGAGATGAACAAGGAAACCCGCGCCAAGGTCGACGAACTGCTGACCGCTCAGGGCGAACTGCAAGCACGGCTGAGCGCCGCGGAACAAGCCATGCTGGCCAACGAGAAGCGTGACGGCGGCGAGGAAGCACCGAAGACCGCCGGCCAAATGGTCGCAGAGAGCCTGAAAGAGCAGGGTGTTACCAGTTCCCTGCGCGGTTCGCATCGCGTATCCATGCCGCGCTCGGCCATCACTTCCATCGACAGCTCTGGTGGTGCCTTGGTTGCTCCTGATCGTCGCCCTGGTGTCGTTGCAGCTCCGCAGCGTCGGCTGACCATCCGCGACCTGGTTGCGCCGGGCACCACTGAATCGAACTCCGTCGAGTACGTTCGAGAGACCGGCTTCGTCAACAATGCCGCTCCTGTTTCGGAAGGCACCCAGAAGCCGTACTCGGACCTGACCTTCGAGCTGGAAAACGCGCCGGTTCGCACCATCGCCCACTTGTTCAAGGCAAGTCGCCAGATCCTGGACGACGCATCGGCCTTGCAGAGCTACATCGATGCGCGCGCTCGTTACGGCCTGATGTTGGTCGAAGAAGGCCAACTGCTCTACGGAAACGGAACCGGTGCCAATCTGCACGGCATCATTCCGCAGGCACAGGCCTACGCTCCGCCGAGCGGCGTAGTGGTGACTGCCGAGCAGCGAATCGACCGCATCCGCCTGGCGATCCTTCAGGCGCAACTGGCCGAGTTCCCGGCCAGCGGTATCGTGCTCAACCCCATCGACTGGGCGCTGATTGAGCTGACCAAGGACGCCGAGAACCGCTACATCATTGGCAGCCCGCAGAACGGCACCACTCCGACCCTCTGGCGTCTGCCGGTGGTGGAAACCCAGGCCATCACTCAGGACGAGTTCTTGACCGGAGCGTTCTCGCTCGGCGCCCAGATCTTCGACCGCATGGATATCGAGGTTCTGGTCTCCACCGAGAACGACAAGGACTTCGAGAAAAACATGGTAACCATCCGCGCTGAAGAGCGACTGGCCTTCGCGGTCTATCGGCCTGAGGCGTTTGTCACTGGTTCGCTGACCGCCAGCTGACTGGAAGGGGCCGGTCTCCCGGCCCCTCTCTCTTTGAGGTGATTATGTCTGACGTAATGATCAAGCCTGTTCGTTCATACCTGGATGGCGGTCGTGTAAGAAAGGCTGGTGGTGATGCATACCTCGCATCCGAGCACCTGGCTCGCCAGTTGGTGGCGCGCGGACTTTGCCAGATTGTGGAATCAGAGATCCCAAAGCCTGTGGCTGGCGAGTCGCTGTCTGCCTTGCAAGTGGCCCCAGCCTCACAGCAGAAGACTGCGAACGAGTCCGAGAGTGGCGGAACTCCTCGCCGCAGAGGGCGGCCATCTGCACGAACACAACGTTCCGACTGACTCCCTGGGCTGATGCGCTGTGGGCAATGGATAGAGTCTGGTGGGAGAGATACGCCGCCGAGGCTAAAGCAACGTTCTGCGGTGAGCTTCTGACACTCAGCGCCAATCCCTTCGGCATCAAAACGGCACGCATTGAGCACTACAGGAACTCAGGCGGCGGCGCAGTTTCTTTGGCCATAGCCAGGGGCGCCAAGCGAATCATCCTTCTCGGCTACGACATGCAGAAAACTGGCGGGATGTCTCACTGGCATGGTGATCACCCCAGAGGACTGGGTAGTGCAGGGAAGATATCCGAGTGGCCGGTAGAGTTCGAAAACCTGAAGCGCAAGAACCCTGGGATAGAAATCATCAATTGCACACGCGAAACGGCGCTTACCTGTTTCGCGCGTAGACCGCTGGAGGACGCGCTGAATGAGCCTGATCCCGCTTGAGACGGCAAAGTCCTTTCTTGATGTGATCCACGATTGGGATGACGCCAAGCTCCAGTTGCTGCTGGATGGAGCGGAGGACGAGGCCTGCCAGTTCATGTGGCGCCAGTCTCTTGATGGCCTTTGCAACTGCGAAGAGAGCAGCGAGGTGGTCAGCAGCGAGCCAGGCATTCCGCCTAGCGTGGTCATCGGAGTGCTTCTTTTGCTTCAGGCCAGCTATCAGGCTGCTCCCGAAGAAATCGCAACGCTGCGCAAGGCGGCCGAAGTGAAGCTGATGCCGTACCGATGCGGCTTGGGGGTTTGAATGCTGGCCTACCGTATGCGCCACCGCATTCAGTTTCAGCGGCAGGTACAAACACAAGACCCTGATACGGGGGAAATGGTGACGACCTGGGAGACCGTTCTGTTTTCCGGTCGCTCCGATGTACCCGCAGAGGTGCTGACAGGCCCCGGCCGTGAACTGATCGCCGCCGATGCGCAACAGGCTGAGACCACTGCTCGCATCAATTGCCGATGGTTCCCGGTGGATCGGCTGGAACTCTACACCTGGCGAATTCTTTGGGATGGCCGGGCTTACAACATCACCAGTGCAGAGACCGATGCCACCGCTCGCCGTGAGTGGCGGCTGCGCTGTTCCGACGGCCTAACCGACGGCCAGTAACGATTTCGCCCGCGTGGGCACCTAACACGCAGCCTAGAGTCGCTCTCGAACGACAGCGTCCGCTCATCCGTTGTCCCGGCTGCGTTTCTATTCGCCTGATGAGCGAGGTAAGTCAGATGCGCGATACAAGCAGATGGAGTCTTCTGCAAGAAATTGCAGGCCGTTATGCGGGCCAGTCAGTGCTTTACTGCCTGACCTTCAGCCACGGACTGATGAAGGTGGGGAAAACTCAGAACATGAAGTCGCGACTGGAAGCTCTTTCAGCTCACGGGTTGCTGAGATCGGTTGCTGTCAATCTAGTAGTTCAGCCCGTAAACACGTGCCTTGCTGATGCTGAGAAGATCGCCCTCAAGCGATTCGCTGGGCTAACCCAGCAGCATGAGCCTGAGGTGTTTTCTGTGCTCGACCTTGGCCTCGTCAAGTCGGTTCTCGCCGAGTCGGCTGATATGGCCAAGGAGAAGCAGCCAAAGCCAGAGGCTACCGATGCATTTTTTGATTCATGCGCCAGATCATCAGGGATGTACGCCGCGATGATTCATCTGGCAATAAACCGAGCTAAGGAAACGGGAATGCACGCAAGGGCTGCCGAGCTTCTCCAGGTCGTGGAAACCACGCCGCCTGGCGAGCTGAACGAAGTCGTCAGAAATATGCTCGGTAAGTCGAGCACTGGCGCGGCCAACTGCAACTGACTCTCGGGCTCGACGCTGCCTAACCCGAACCACCCAACGAAAAGCCCGCCAAGTGCGGGCTTCGTCGTTTCTGGAGATCATGAAATGACCGACCAAGCAATCGAGCAAGAAATCCAGGCCAAGGGCCTGAACGCCCCGCGCATCACTCCGGCGGACATCGAGGCGAACATAGCTGGCGAGTACTATTTCACCGCAGATGATGGCGTGAGCCATCGTCCTGACTGCAATCCTGACGCCGTGGTCGCGGGCGTACATGGATCGCTCGGCCTGCTGACGTTCTGCGTCCTGGTGCTGCGCAACGGTTTCACCGTCACGGGCGAGTCGGCCTGCGCCAGTCCAGAGAACTTCGACGCCGAGCTGGGCCGCAAGATCGCGCGCCAGAACGCCGTTACCAAAATCTGGCCGCTGATGGGCTACGAACTGCGTAGCAAGCTGGCCGGCTAATCTGTGCTGATCCGTGGAATGCTCGGCTTGGGTGACAACATCTTCGCCAGGGCCTTCGTGAAGAATTACCCAGGCGCATTCCTAGAGACGCCCTGGCCGGAGCTTTATCGCGACCTCGACGTGAAATGCGTCCGCCCGACTACGCAGCTCAGGACCCAGGCCAAGAACCTCCAACGCCACCACGACTGGCACCGCCCTGTCGGCGGCGGACAACTGCGGATTGCCTACGGACGCGATCCGATCATCCAAGGCCTGCGCAAGGCGTTCCGCTGCGAACCCGGCGAGTTCGACCTGCCGGACTTCAGGCCTTCGCCGGTTGAGGGCCGGTATGTGCTGGTACGGCCTGCAACGGTTCGCGCTGAGTGGCGCGCAGACACGCGCAACCCACTGCCCGAGTACATCGCCAGCGCTGCCGCCGAGATGCGCCGCAGGGGCTGGAAAGTGGTCTCAGTTGCCGACCTGGAGCCGGGCAAGGAATGGGCGCTTGATCCACTCCCGCCGGCAGACATCCAGTTCCACAAGGGCGAGTTGCCAGTTGAACAACTGCTGGCGCTGCTCCAGCACGCAGATGCCGTGATTGGCGGCATCGGCTGGATCGTTCCGGCCAGCATCGCCGCCAAGGTTCCGGCCTGGATCATCTGTGGCGGGCAGGGCGGCTACAACTCGCCGGAACACATCACCGACAAATGCATGGACCTGTCCCGCATCACATTCGCGGTTCCCGACAGGTTCTGCCGCTGCACGTTGAAACAGCACAACTGTGACAAAAGGATCGCCGATCATGACGCACGCTTTGCCGCCTGGGCTGACCGACTGCCTGCTCTGGTCTGAAGAGCTTGGCATGGGCTTCCACCCGCGCCCTCCGATGGACTATAGCGGGCCGTATTTCGAGAAGTATCAGGTGCTCGATGCGACCCCGATGGGCGCTGCGCTGACCCAGGCCCGTATTGATCTGGTGCGCCGTCACTTTACCGGCCAGGTGGTAGACATCGGTATCGGCGGAGGCCGTTTCGTCACCGAGTCCGGCGCTATGGGTTTCGACGTGAACCCGGAGGCGGTGGACTGGCTGAAGGCGCAGGAGATCTACTACGACCCGTACCAGCACCACGCAGAAGCCGTGACCTGCTGGGACAGCCTGGAGCACATTCCCGAGCCGGAGAAGCTGCTCGACCACGTTGGCGAGTGGCTGTTCGTGTCGATGCCGATCTACAAGGATCAGATCGACTGCCTGGCCTCCAAGCATTACAAGCCGGGCGAACATTGCTGGTATTGGAGCCTCCCTGGCCTGGTTGCCTGGTGCGAGCGACAGGGCTTCGAACTGGTGGAAATGAACGAGGTGGAATCCGACCTCGGCCGAGAAGGGATCACTAGCTTTGCGTTCCGGAGAGTCCATGGCTGATACCGTCGAGTTCAGCATCACCGGTCTGGATTCCCTGCTTGGAAAGCTGGACTCCGTTACGGAGGACGTGAAGCGGAGGGGAGGGCGCGCCGCTTTGCGTAAGGCCGCAATGATCGTAGTGCAAGCAGCCAAACAAGGCGCGGCAAAAATTGACGATCCGGGAACCGGCAGGAGCATTTCCGACAACATCGCGTTGCGCTGGAACGGTCGTCTGTTCAAACGCACTGGCGACTTAGGGTTCAGGATTGGCGTTCTGCATGGTGCCGTTCTTCCCAAGAAAGGGGAGCGCTCGGACAAGTCTGCGAACGCCCCGACGCCGCACTGGAGACTTCTTGAGTTCGGGACAGAAGACATGAGGGCTCATCCCTTCATGCGAAGCGCTCTGGCAGACAATATCGCAGAAGTCACAAGCACCTTCGTGTCTGAGTATGAGAAAGGCATAGATAGAGCCATCAAGCGAGCAGCTAAGAAGGCTGCGCAGGTGTGAGTATGTACCCACCAATCTTTAAGGCCTGCTCGATTAGCCCCGCCGTTACCGCGATCCTTGGCGCGTCCCCGTTGAGAATGTATCAGTTTGGCCTGGCCCCCCAGCTCGTCGTCAAACCTTACGCAACATGGCAGACCATATCGGGATCGCCGGAGAACTACCTGTGGGGCCGTCCTGACGCCGATGGTTTCACCATCCAGGTGGACATTTTCTCAGCCACCGCTGCGGAGGCCAGAGATGCAGCAAAGGCCATCAGGGACGCAATTGAGCTTTCAGCTTATGTAGTCCGATGGGGAGGGGAGTCTGTTGACCCTGATACCAAGACCTACCGAGTCAGCTTTGACATCGACTGGATAGTCCAGCGATAGACCAACCAATACCGACCAACCCGCCTTGAGCGGGTTTTTGTGCTTCAAGAAACCCGCAACAGGAGAAACACAATGGCAATTTTGGCCCAAGGAACTCAGATCTATGCCCTGGTTCCGTCCAGAGATTCTAGTGGAAGCCCGACTGGTGATCACGAAGTAATCGAGGTCGAGTGCGCAACCGCGTTCAACCCCGGCGGCAACCCCGCCGACCAGATCGAAACTACATGCCTCAGTGAAACTGTTCGGCGCTACCTGCGCGGACTACGCACGCCGGGACAGGCTTCACTGACCCTCAACGCTGACCCGCGCAACAGTTCCCATATCCGCCTCTACCAACTGTCCGAGTCTGACGACCAGATCGATCAGGACATCGCTTTTGCGGTTGGCTGGTCTGACGGAATCGGCATTGCACCCACCGAGGCTCAGGACAGCAACGGCGACTGGGATTTCGTTCTGCCACCGACGCGCACTTGGTTCGTCTTCCGCGGCTATGTGAGCGACTTCCCGTTCGATTTCGCAGCCAACGCTGTGGTGACCTCTACCGCAACCATTCAGCGCTCCGGCGGTTCCGCCTGGATTCGCAAAACCGCTTAAGGAGTGGTCATGCATCTGTCGATAGATTCCCTTAAAGAAGCTGGCGCCTTCACTGGCGCCCCCATCGAAAAAGAGATCACCTGGAAGCAGGGCGATAAGGAATTGACTGCAACCGTGTACGTCCGGCCCTTGTCGTACAGCACCGCTGTTTCTGACCTTCTGGCCATGAATGGCAAGGTGGATGGCGTAGCGGGTCGGATCGCTGCATCAATCGTGGATGAAGAGGGTAAGCCGGTATTCACGCCGGCAGATATCACTGGCGAGGCCGACCCTGGCCGCGGCGCGCTGGATGGAAACTTGACCATCGCCTTGCTCACCGTTATCGCCGAGGTGAACAACCTGGGAAAGACGACCAGCTCAGCGAACTAGATGAGGTGTGGCATGAGCTGGTGATGTGCGGGATTGGCGGAAGAACCATCGCAGAAGCCAAGTCGCGTCTCACCTACCGGGAGTTCCTGAGCTGGTGCAAGTTCCGGAGCAAGCGCGGGAGTCTCCATATCGGCATGAGGGTAGAGCGCGGAGCAGCACTGCTCGCTGCGCTCTATGCCAACTCACATAGCAAGGAGACGTACAAGCTGTACGACTTCATGCCGCATGAAGAAGAGCCCGTAATCAGTCTAGATCAGGCCCTCGAGACCTGGGCTTAGCCATTCTTTTTGCCCGGAGCATTCCGGGCTTTTTCATTGGAGCCCGCAATGGCATCACGCAGCCTAGGGACGCTTACCCTCGATCTCATCGCCAAGGTTGGTGGCTTCTTGGCCGGCATGGATGCCGCCGAGCGCCGCTCGGAAAAGTGGCGCAAAGAGGTCGAGAAAAATGCGGCAAAGGTGGGGGCTGCGATTGGCGCTGCCACTGCGGCAGGCATCACCGCGCTTGCCGCTCTCACTGTCTCCACCGTCCGCAATGCCAATGAAATCGCAAACCTTGCTAGCGTTGCCAATGCGAGCACGACCGAGTTTCAGAAATATGCGGCCGGCGCAAAGCTGGTTGGCATTGAGCAAGAGAAGCTTGCTGACATCTTCAAGGATGTGAACGACAAGGTAGGCGACTTCCTCAATACCGGCGGCGGTGCGCTTGCCGACTTCTTCGAGAACGTAGCGCCTAAAGTCGGTGTGACCGCAGACCAGTTCCGGAACCTGAGCGGTCCCCAGGCCCTTGGCCTGTACGTCTCAAGCCTGGAAAAGGCCAAGGTCAGCCAGTCGGACATGACCTTCTATCTTGAAGCCATTGCGAGCGATGCTACTGCGCTGCTCCCGCTGCTTCGAAATAACGCCGAGGGGTTCAAGACCTTTGGTGACGCCGCCCAGGCCGCTGGCGCGATTCTCGACGAGAAGACGATTAAGTCGGCTAGCGAGCTTCAGGCGGCCACTTGGCTTGTAGAACAGAGCACCACGGGACTCAAGAACCAACTTACGTCTGCGCTGATTCCCGTGCTGAGCGACTTCGCCACGAAGCTACTCGATGTTTCAAAGGATGGGACATCGATGGTCGCCGTTGGGGAGTTTCTTGTCACCACGCTGAAGCTCGTTGCCGGAGCGGCGGTAGCCACCGTTGGAGCCTTCCAGCTTGTAGGCAAGTCGATTGCCGGCGCTGCGGCAGTAGCCTCTTCTGCATTCGAGGGGATTACATGGCTTGAGATCGCCTCTGGGCCGGCTGGGTGGGCGAAGAGATTCGTTCAGAATCTGGACGGAGTGAAAGCAAGCACTTCGGTTTTCGCCGAAGACATGGTCGGCTCCGGCAAGAAGATCGTCGAAGTTCTGGAGTTCATTGGTAACGCTGGCACTGGTGACGTTAATGGCCGAGTGAAAGAACTAGCCAAGCTCCTCGATGAGCTTAGGAAAAAGAACAAGACCGGGACGTTCGAGGCGCCGGGGAAAGAGGTCGAAGCTGCTGCAAAGCGTCGACAACAGGCAGTCACCAGTCTTATTTCGTCACTGCAACTGGAGGCTGCAACTGTCGGCATGACTGCCGACGAGCAGAAGCTCTACCGCCTTGAGCTGGATGGGGCAACTGCCTCGCAGTTGGCGCAAGCAAAGGCGGCGATTGAGACGGTCGAGTCCTTCAAGAAACAGCAAAAGGCACAGGAAGACTACAAGAAGCTTGTCCAGGACCTCAGGACTGACGAAGAGCGGCTGCTTGATACAACGAAAGAGCGTCTTGCGGTTCTTGACGCAATGCAGGGGCTGAGCGACGAGGAAAGAAATCGTGTCGCTTCGCGAATCGTTTCTGACTCATTCTCCGCTCCGCCCTCTTTCGGCGGCGCAGATGCTGTAGTCGCCGGGCCTCAGGGTGAACTCGACAAGATCGACAAAGCGGAGGAAGAGCTTGAGAAATGGTATCAATCCCAACTCGATCTTCTGAATGCAAATCGAGAGGCTAAAGCTGAATTGACTGCTCAATGGGATGAGCAGGAATTGAAGCTAAAGCAACAACACGAAGAGGCTCTGGCCGCTATTGAGCGGTCCCGTCAGCAGGTGACGTTGAGCGCCAATGAGCAGTTCTTTGGAAATCTGAGCGGCTTGGCCAAGAGCTTCTTCGGAGAGCAATCCGGCCTCTACAAGGCAGCATTCGTTGCCGAGAAGTCATATGCGATAGCGAAGACCCTGCTGAACGCTCCGAAGACTGCGTCTGATGCCTATGCGGCTATGGCGGGTATCCCTGTTATTGGCCCCGCACTGGGGATTGCGGCTGCCGCTGCGGCTGTCACTGCACAGCTTGCCCAGGTTGCAGCAGTGAAGAACGTCAATCTCTCTGGTCAGGCCCATGACGGCATTATGTCCGTCCCTGAGGATGGGACCTGGAACCTCAAGAAGGGCGAGAGGGTAACGACGGCAGAGACAAGTGCAAAGTTAGACCGGACGCTTGATGACGTACGGCGTAATCAGGCAAGCGCAGGGGCTCCAACCATAAACCTGATCGAGGACCGCAGCCGCGCGGGACAAGTCAATACTCGCCGCCAGGATGACCAGTACATCATCGATGTTGTGGTGGCAGATCTTTTCGGTGATGGGCGCACGTCGAAGGCTATTGGCAGTTCGTTTGGCATGCGCAGGAGCGGCACATGAAGCAGTACCCAAATATCTGCCCGCCTCAGCGGGATGGCTATGGGCTTACCCCTGTTAGCCCTCTAATCCGAACGGAGATGCAGACAGGCAGGGCGAGGCAGCGTCGTCACTTTACCGCTACTCCAACGATGGCAAGCGTCCGGTGGCGGCTCAACGACAGCGAGGCAATGCTGTTTGAGGCATGGTTTCGTGATGTTCTAGTGGATGGTTATCACTGGTTCGAATGCCCGCTAAAGACGCCGGAGACTCCTGATGGTTTGCGTGCGTATGCCGCCAGATTCGCCGACATCTATGACGGTCCAAAGCTGGTCAGCGGAAGTATCTCGCTCTGGGATTTCACAGCCACGCTGGAACTGCGTGAACGCCCCACCATCGACCCAGGCTGGGCCGAGATTCTGCCCGAGTACATTCTCCTCGCTGACATCTTCGATATCGCATTGAACAGGGAGTGGCCTCGACATGGCGACGGCTCTTGAGCGGTTCTATGCATCTGATGGGCCGGATCTTCCGATTGCAACTATCGAGATTACCCGGCCCTCCAGGCCCGATCCGATCCTTGTCTGTCAGGGGTTCAAAGACCTCACCTGCATGACCGAAGACGGTCGGCTGCTGACGTTCATTGCTGGCGCTATCGACGTGTCGATCCCGAAGCGTGACAACAGCGGAAACCAGAACGTCGGCTTTGCCATCGACAACGTGACCGGCTTTGCTCAGCAGTATATTGCCGAGGCCATCGACGCTGGAGAGCCAGTCACGCTTGTCCTGCGAATCTACCTCGAAAGCGACCTGACTGCGCCGGCAGAGCGTCCCTATCGGATGCGCGTGAAAGGTGCCGACTTCGAAAGTCTCACTGTCCAGGTAGAGGCCGGTTACTACGACCTCATCAACACCGCCGCGCTGCGCCACATCTACAACGTCAGCGAGTTCACCGGACTCAAATACTGGCCTTGATCCCATGCCGAACAGATACCTCACCGCCATCTATACCGAGGGCGGGCGGGCCCTGCCGTGCCTGGACTGCTGGGGCCTGACGCTCATAGCGCGGGTTGAGCTGTTCGGACTGCCGATGCTGACCGACTTCGATGGTGTCACGCGACTCACCCCGGTTTCGATGCAGCGGGCGTGCGATACGGAGATCGAGCGCGCGCTTGAGCAGTGCGAGCCAGGGCCTGGGGTCATCGCTGCGGCCTACAGAGGGCGGCTTCTCGATCACGTAGGCCTGTTGGTCGAGGTAGATAGACGCCTGCGGGTTCTCGAAATCAATCCGGGGAGCGGGGTGTCGCTCACACCGCTCCAGAAGTTCTCCGACAAATACTCCAAGGTGGTCTTCTACCGTGATCGAAATCTACCCATCGCTCCTTGACGGAGAACCGCTGGAGCGGCATCCGATTGGCCGCAGGACGACGATTCATGCCTGGCTGACCGCGAATTCGCCCGGGTACCGCTGCCACGATGTCCACCCGTTCTCCATCGGTGTCGTCCCCGCCGAGGTTGCGCTCTGCGGTGACCTGACCGACAAGCAAAAAAAGGCCCATGAGGAGTTCATCCATCCCGGTGAGTGGGCCGAGCGCATCATCGACCGCGGCGACATTGTGAGGATCTACAAGCTCCCGCGCGGGACTGATCCGTTCACGATTACTGCGGCCCTTTTCAAGGGGGCGCAATCGGTTTTTCGGATGCTCATGCCTCAATTGCCCGGCATGCCGACGAACCCCGGGCAGGGCGCGTCGCTCTCTGAAACCAGCGCGCGCGGGAACAAGGTAAAACTCGGCGATGCGATCCGCGAAGTCGCTGGCCGTCGTCTGATTTATCCAGACTACATCCTGCCGCCCCGGAAGTATTTCGCCGGTCCGCGTGAGCAGTGGACCGAAATGCTCCTGTGTATTGGCCGTGGTCGGTTCCAGATCGCCGAAGGGGCAGCGAAAATCGGTGACACGTCGTTCCTGGCACTGGGCGCTGATGCCTCTTTCCAGATTTTCGAACCAGGGCAGAACGTCAGCGGGCACCCGGCATCGGTCTGGTGGCACCTGGTTGAGGAAGTTGGTGCGAGCTCAACTGGTAATGCCGGCCTGGACCTGACCGAGAGCTCCAATCTCACCCCGAACCCGTCGGCAACTACGTTCACGTTTTCCGGAACGAACATCATCATTTCTGCCGGAGCCGGGTCGTTCCCCTCTGACTGGGTTGCGGGGACGATCCTCCGGGTTGAGGCGATGTACCCCTATTCGGTGAACGATGGCGGCGGGACGAATCGCGACGTCGTGACGGGGGATATCGCTCAGCTCGGGCTGGATGTTGGCGATGAGATCGAGGTGGTCGGCACCAACGGCGGCCTCTACCTGGTGAACGACATCACCTCAACGTCGATGACGCTCAACTACAGCAACGGTTCGCCGGCCAATGCGTTGCAGACCGGCTCCGGAAATGCAGCAATCGGCCCGCGTGGGCTGCGCTATCGGATCACGGCGTACAGCGCGCAGCAACTCACCGTCGAGCGGCTGACCAGTGCGGGCGGCGTCGATGTTGACTGGCCAGGATTCACCGCTCTCAACTCGTCTACGTCCAGAGTCACCATCGATCCGACCAGCCTAGAAGGGGGCTGGCGTGGTCCCTTCCCGGCGTGCCCTGTATCGGAGAAGACCAACTTCGTCGAGATCGACGTATTTTGCCCGGAAGGGCTTTGCGGTGTAGGCAGGGAAGGGCAGATTTACCAGATCCGCACTTATTACGACATCCAGTGGCGAGACATGGCCATCGGCGGCGCATGGACGACGGTCAGCAAGAACCATGCTGGCAGTTCTCTCGACCAGCAGGGTTTTACGGACGGCATCCCGCTGCCGTACATGATGCGGCCCGAGTTTCGCATCAGAAAAGTGTTCGTCAACCAGGGCGGCAACTCAACATCCGAGTACCGAGACCGCACCCAGTGGTACGGGATGCGCGCGCGCCTCCAGGCTCCGTCGTCCTACGCCGGCGTCACAACAATGGCCGTCAGGTATCGGTCGTCTGACCGTATCGCGGCGCAGACAGAAAGCCGCGTCTCGGTAGAGGCTACCCGCATGCTACCGACTCGGCAGAACGGTGCATGGACACCCGAGATAGCAACGCGAGACATCGTCCCGTTCCTCTGCTACATCGCCAAAGAGCGCGGCTACACAGACGCCGACCTCGACCTAGAAGAACTTGATCGGCTTGACGCCATCTGGAAGGACCGCGGCGACACGTTCGACATGATCTACGAGGACGGCAAGGTCACGGTCGCGCAGATAATGGACGACGTGCTTGCGGCTGGGTATGCCGAGAAGACCATCAAACGCGGCGTGATCTCTGCGGCCCGAGACGAGCCAAGGACCACATTCGGGCACATGTACTCGCCGCAGAACATGGATGGTCCACTGAGGATCAGCATCAGCGCGCCGTCTGAGGACGACTACGACGGCGTCGATGTAGAGTTCGTCAATGCCAACGGCTGGATCGAAGATACCGTCCAGTGCCGCCTGCCCGGCGATGTTGGCAGGAAGGTCGAGAAGATCACGGCTGTCGGCGTGACAGACCGTAACAGGGCGTGGCGATACGGAATGCGCCGCCGGATGGCTCAGCGATGCCGGAGAACTGAGTATTCGTTCGATACCGGGCTCGACGCGCTGAACAGCGAGTTCTGGGATTACGTGGCCCTTGCCGGCGATGTTCCCGGCCCTGGCCTGGCGCAGAGCGCATACCTGAAATCGTTCGTGATCTCGGGAAACTCGGTTCTGATCGAGTCCAGCGAGCCGCTCGACTGGTCACTGCTGAACTCGCCAGCGCTCTACCTGCGGCGCCCAGACGGAACGGTTTCCGGTGGCTACCCAGCAACCCGGATCGACGACTACCGGCTGAGCATTCCCAGCATCGATTTCGTCCCTGATGTTTCGTGGGAAATCGAACCGCCGCACCTGCTGCTGGGAAACCCATACCCGGCCCTGATCAGTTCCATCGATCCCAACGGCAATACCGCGGCATCTGTTCGTGCGGTGAACTACGACCCCAGGGTCTACACCTTCGACGACGCCAGCGCCCCCAACTGACCCGCACACACAAATCCAGAGCCCGCCATAGAGCGGGCTTTTTCATGCCCGGAGAATTTGCATGACGACCTACGCCACCGGTAACCCGCTGGGCTCCAAAGACCCGCGTGATCTGTACGACAACGCCGAGAACTTCGACGCGGCGATGAACGACCGGGTAAATACCACGTGGAATGATCGTTTCGGCGTTAGTCGCCCAACGATGAAAGGGTATGAGGAACAGTTCAACGACTGGCTGGACGCCCAGGGCTTCGAGCCAGGTTTCCTCGTGTACGTCGACGGCTCCCCGCTGACCGTAGATCGCCCGACCCAACTGATCCAGCGCGGGGACAACATCTACAGCGTCAAGCGCCCGGCATCGTTCCCCGTTGAGCTGACCGGGAACTGGGCCACCGACCAGACCCTGCTGGTTGCCCAGGTTGACCGGACGCTGCAAGACACACTGGCCACCAGCGCTGGCGCCGGGATGATCGGCTATCGCGAGCGCACCGTAGCCGACCGCTTGAACGACACCGCCAATGTCAAGGACTACGGCGCTATCGCAGATGGGGCGTATCACCCGTTGTCAGAGCGGTTCGCTACGCTCGCCGAGGCGCAGGCGGTCTATCCGCACGCCACTGCGCTGACCGACAGTATCGACTGGGCGGCGTATCAGGCGGCAATCAACTCCGGATCTCCGCATGTGCATGCGCCAGGCGGCCACTACGTCATGAATCGCGGAACTCTCGCTGAGCGGGATATTCGGTATACCGGTGATGGCTATGCCACACACGTGGATTTCAGCCTGGCAGATGGACCCGGTAGTTGCATGCTGACGCAGGGCGAGCTTACGCAAATCGGCGACCTGTCGGTAAGCGTAGTGAAGGGGGCGCGCACATTAACCTTCGCTGCCGCCCCGGACCTTGTGCCAGGTGATGTGGTCGTTGTGTACAACCCAACTAATGGATCGTGGCTGGCTGACCGCGATCCGTATCGCGCTGGTGAGATGTGGAAGGTTCATTCGGTTAGCGGCAACACCGTTACGATCTATGGCAACAGTTCGTCGGTGTACCTGTTCACCGAGGTTGACGTATACCGCCTGCGCGGCGTGCGTGTCTCTGTTGATCAGATGCATTTCTCGCCGTCTGACACATATTCCATTGCGCCGTTCAAGGTTGTTTTCGGCGATGGCGTTAGAGTTTCGAACTACTACGCCAGCGATGTCTCGCTTTACACGGGGCTAGAGGTAGAGCGTTGTTTTGACGTGTCGATCAATGCATCCTCAACTCCAAACATGTCTCCGGCCGTCAACGATGAATATGGCATGACTATCTCGAACTGCCATAACTTCTCAGTTTACGGTGGTTACGCGGCAGCAACCAGGCATGCCGTGGCGCTGGGCGGAATGGATGACGTATGCTGTGTGCCCAATCGTAACGGCCTGATATACGGCATGCACATTGAAGGTATTGATATCGCGTCGGATATTGGTGCAGGTGATATGCACGGCAATGCCGACAAAATCACATACGACAACTGTGAGTTTCGGAACGGAGTCATTCTTCAAGGGCGCGATGCCACCGTCCGTAACAGCACGATCTACGGAGTATCAAGTACGTCCGGAGAAGCGCTCTACGGAACCGAAGTTTATGGCGGAACGTACACAATCGAGAACAATCGTTTTATCAGTTATGGAAACGGAGCATCTTTCGGAATCATCCATATTTCACCGGGGACGAGCCAACGCGAAGCGCTTCTCATCATCGCGAGAAATAACACATTCGAACTGCCGAACGCGACAGGATCGACCAAGGTGTTGTTCCTGCGTGGACGCAATAGTCCTCTCCCTTGCAGCGTGAACATCGACGGCATGCATGTCCACATGGCGCCTGTTGCGATGCAGTGTTTCCTTTTCGCAGACGACCAAGTTGCAGCAACTCTGAACAGTAACTATCTGATCATTGACGGCGTATATGGGCCTAGTGGTACGTACCTGCTGTATCCAACCTCGAAGAATGCCGCCATACCGACCAGGCAGATGCACCAGTCCGGCGCGGTGAACGTGACTACTACGGCTTCCGCTACGGTTGCAGCCCCAGCTCAGACCATTCGCTACCCATACTCCAAGATACCCAACGTTAGCGTGCAGGTTTCCAGTCAGTCGGGCGGTGATCAGAGCGCAATCGGGTCAATCACCCCTGTGGCGATTGCGTACAATGTGCAGCCGAACAGCATCAGGCCTGCAATCATGGCGCCCAGCGGATCGTTCGCGGCTGGAGGCTCCGCTCGTCTTCACTGGTCTGCTAGCCTAGATGATATTTGATATTTAGGTCTGGGCGCTTTTCTGGCCCAGGCCTATTTTAAATGTCCTGATAGTATGTCGCTATAAAAAGCACAAGGATGAATGCTGCTATTGATATCACTTTTATTGTTTGGCCGGCAATTGTGCGAAGCATTTAATTATCCTCGATTTTAAGATTGGATGATGAATAAAGACCAAGTGCGGCTGGCAGTAAAAGATATGTAAAGTATTTTCCGACAAGCAGAAGCACTATAGTCACTGCGAGAATTGAGAATGCTGATATTTCTCTATTAGTCTGCGCGCTTCCGAGTGCTATATTTATTCCTAGTTTTACGGCGGGGCCTATTGAAATGATAAGTATAAACAAGAAGCCGAATAGTCCTAGGTCATTCCATGCTGAAAGGATGTTGTGTATGTACTCGCCTTTTTCATATTTTCCATAGTTCCCTAGTATTGGACTTTCCATTATCTTGTTTAGTCCTTCAGATGCTATCCGGCTCCGCTCATTGCTTGAATTGTCATGCTGAAGATCAAGCAGATTTGCTACTCTACTATCTGGAATCTCCACTATTCCAGAGCTAATTGTCGCCACTGATCCTGCTGCAACTATGATAAGGGCAAGTATAGGGAGCCCCTTGTTTTTTGACGACAGAAACTCGTAGGTTGCCGCAAATAGAGCGTATGCAACGAATTCGCTTCTCGCACCATTTATGTAAAGGCAAGCTATTGCTACAGCATGCGCAATGCATCTGGTAGGCAGTGATCGCACTCCCGTAACAAGAACAACCGAAAGCAGCAAGTAACAGAGGGCGAAGGTTTGATATCCCGGTATCTTATCTACGTCGCTGGGGAGTTCTCTAAGCGAGAATCTACCGTCTACAGTAAATATAAGAATGCATGCGGATGAAGCAATCCACGCAGTTTTAAGAGCTAGCCCAGGTAGTCGGTCAACTCTGAAAGCACCCTTGCATATAAGAAAAACGGCTGCGCATTGTGCGATTGAAACCATGTGCCATGTGAAGATATAGCTATCTTCTTCGCTGTTGAGAACTACGACGCACAGGAAGAATAGAAGGAATCCAAAGTACGTCAGATCAATTACAGCTATTCGTCCTGTTCTGAGCGTGGTCCACAGATATAGCGGAGCAAGTATTGCGAGCGCGGCTGCGGATGTTTTTCCAAAGTATCCTGTAATAAGCGCCGGGATCAGTCCATTTGTTGTCGCTACGTAATAAAGAATCGTTCCTGGGAATAGGAGAAGGAAAAGGATGTATGGGGCGGTTGAAAACGGAAGCTTGGTCCTATTCATGCGTATTGCCTTTCTCCATTCCTTAAAACGTGGCGCGTCATGGTACGCGCTTCATTCATGCTAGTCATTGGATAGTGAATCGCCATGCCCATCACCGAGCAGCAACTGCTGCACATCCTCCCGAACGCCGGCCCTCGAGCCGGCGTTTTTGTTGGTGCGCTGAACCGCGGGATGACGCGCTTCGGTATCACGTCGCCTGTGCGCGCGGCGGCGTTCCTCGCCCAGGTCGGCCACGAAAGCGGCCAGTTGACCCGCTTGGTGGAGAACCTCAACTACAGTGCCCGTGGCCTGGCTGCGACCTGGCCGAGCCGGTACCTCGGCGCCGACGGCCAGCCCAACGCCCTGGCGCAGCGCCTGGCGCGCAACCCCCGAGCCATCGCCAACAACGCCTACGCCTCGCGCAACGGCAATGGCGACGAGGCCTCCGGCGACGGCTGGCGGTATCGCGGGCGCGGCCTGCTGCAGATCACCGGCCGGTCGAACTACCGCGCCGCCGGCACCGGGCTGGGCCAGCCGCTGGAGCAGGAACCCGAACTACTCGAGCAACCGGAGTGGGCGGCGATCTCGGCGGCCTGGTGGTGGTCGACGCACGGCCTGAACGAACTGGCCGACCGGGGCGAGTTCGCCGCCATCACTCGGCGCATCAACGGCGGGCTCAACGGCCAGGCGGAGCGCCTGGCGCTGTGGGAGCGGGCGAAGAGGGTGCTGTCGTGATCTCCGCCCGCGCTTTATCGGTCGCGCTGGCCTGCCTGGTGCTGGTCGGCCTCGGCACCGCCGGCGGTGTCTGGCTCGGCGCGCGACACTACCGGCCGCAGTTGGATGCCGCGAGCGCGGATCTGGCTGCCTGCCGTGCCTCCCGGGGAGAGTTGGAGTCCGCAGTGGCAGAGCAGGTCCGGCAGGTTGCCGCGCTGCGCATGGCCGGCGAGCAGCGCGCCCGGGATGCCGCGCAGGCTGTGGAGCGGGGGCGGCAGCAGGCCGCGGAGCAGTATGCCGGAGCCCAACGCCTGCTGAGTCAGCGAACCGCCGGTGAGCAGTGTGCGGCCGCCGAGGCGGTCATCGATCAGGAGCTGGGTCTATGAGGGTGGTGCTGATGCTGATGATTGTCGCGCTGGTGGGATGCGCCGGCCGGCAGGAAGCCGAGCCGCGCACGGTGCGCGTAGAAGTGCCGGTGGCGGTGCCTTGCCGAGTGCCGGCGGTGGAGGTGCCGGCTTGGGCAACTACTGGGCTGCGAAAAGGCGACGACTTGCAGACCAAGGTCCGCGCGCTGCTCGCCGAACGCTTGCAGCGGATCGGGTATGAGGCGCAACTGCTTGCAGCCAACAGGGCATGCCAGTAGGAGTAGACTACGGCCTTTTCCTATGGAGCTTGGTGATGCTGGTGATTCGATTCAAGGGCTGGTCGGTGAAACTCGACCACCAGGTGGGCAGCGCTGGGAAACATGGCATCTGGTCGTTTCACGGTTCGGAGAGCAGCTACGTACCGGACATGGAGACGATTCTCCGGCATGCAGCTATTCGGCCTGCGGAGCCGAAAGAAGGCGGGGAGGTCGAGGTATTCATCTGTGATGCACGGATGGCGCAGGACGAATGGCGGGCGGTAGGGACCGGCGTTGCGGCCTATGAGTCGGACCGCTGAATATTGACCGTGACGGAAACGTGAAGCACGGAAATGGAAAACGTGAAAAGGAATTTCACGATTGGCACAGTTTAAGTGATTGCGGTCGGCGTAAACTGTTGTAATATAAGCGCTTCCGAGGTGCGAGACAGGATTTAGGTTCCAGCGCCGCAAGGCGTGAGAGTTCGAGTCTCTCCGTCCGCACCACCTTCAGGCTCGGCTTGTCCGGCCGCTGCGGTTGAAGCCGGAACGTCCGGCACGATTCACGATATGGTGGGCGTAGCTCAGTTGGTAGAGCACAGGATTGTGGCTCCTGGTGTCGTGGGTTCGATTCCCATCGTCCACCCCATATTTCGAAGCGCCAGGCCTTGTGCCTGGCGTTTTCGTTTGCGCTTCACGATCTCTTCTCCGCTTGCCTTTCCGGTACCCAATCCGCCCTCATGGGCGCGACGGCAGGTTGAACTTGTTCCGGGTCCGGCGCTCTTAAGCGAGCCTGTCGTTCCTGGCGGGTCCGTATATGCAGTCTGGGTGAAGCGACATGTCGATGAAATGGACCGAGCAGCGCTTGCGCAAGGCTCTCAAGCAGATGGCGAACAATCATGAATCGGCTGCGGTCGAGGTCATGCGCGCCGTCGAGCGGGCGAACGATCCGAAGCTGGCGCAGCGCCTGCTCGAGGTGATCGAGCAGATGCACCAGGATGCCGATGCGCTGCGCTCCATCGACGACGAAATCGCCAGCGGCGTGATCCGTTGCCAATGA